GTTCTTTTGCATCTCTACCTTTTAAAAGATCGTAGAATCTTGCACCTAACCAGTCACCAACTAGACCACCCAAGAATCCACCAACAAATGTACCGATACCAGGCAACAATAGACTACCCAGACCAGCACCTAACCAACTACCAAGACTAGAACCAATTGCTTTTACACCAGCTTGTCCTGGTGGATCGCCCAACAACATATTGACACCAAAAGATATTAATCCACCAACAAATGGAATACTCTTTAAAAATTTTGTTACTGGTTTAAGAATAACAAAAATTGCTTTTTTAGCTTTATCAAGAGGTACTTTTCTGAGTAATGCTGTACCAATTTTTTGAAATAAACTACCTTCTTTACCAACTCCTATTTTATCAGCAATACCTTTTAAGATTCTTCCACCAAGACCACTAATTTTTTGTAGTATTTTTGCAAGTCTTGGGAAAGCAAACTTAAGTGCTTTCTTTAGACCATACTTCTGTAATTTTTTATTGAATATACTGAGTTTTCGTAAACCACCTTCAGTAACAAATTTTCTGATTTTATTAAGATCAGTAATAATTAATCCAGGATTTCTAAAATATCTTAGACCAAAGATTCCAGCAACCATCTGGAAGAATCCCACAAATCTATCCAGTAAAGTATCTCCGCCAACTAATTGAGAAAAACCAGTTAAAAGATTATCAACAGATCCAGTAACCCAAAAGTCTACAAATCTGAAGACGTGACCAATACCTTCAACAATACCTTTAAGAATCTGTTGATTCTCTGGTTTTGAAATCCAATCTAGAGCAATAAAACCTAAGAGATCACCTAGGGCACCAAATAAATTACCACCTAGTTTTTCTGCCTTACCTTTTATACCACTACCAACTTTGGTAAGGAATGAAGTCTTTTCTTGTTTTGATTCTTCTTTTCTTGCTGCATCTTTTGCTTTAGATGCTTCCTTTACCTTTGCAAATTTTGCTTCTAGTCTGTCTCTCTGTTGTCTCTTTCTCAACAACATCAAAACATTTCTTCTTATATCTTTCGCAGTTACTTCTGCTTTATTAACAGACTCTTTCTTTGCAGGAACAATCGCCATCGACTGTTGAGGTTTGACTGCAACAGAAGAAGAATTACCTTTATATGGTACGATAGCGCTTTTCATCAGAAGTTAAATGGGAATTGTGTTTGCCAGATTGGAGATTCATTATCACCTAATTCAAAACCAGTCATTACATTCTCATCAAAACCTGTTGTCATAGCAGGTGCTTCTTCCTGCATAACAACTGGAGTATCAGTTTTAGCTCCAGGTGCAGTTAATACATTATTCTTTGACTGGAGATTATTCAATGCAGCACCAGAAGTTTCAGTTCCACCACCACCCATGATAGCAAGAAGTAAACCGATGTCTACCTCTGGCATTTTTGCTGGAGCTGCAGTACTTGGTTGAGTAGTAGATGGTGGTGGAGTTGCACTAGATCCCTGCGTGTCTACCTGTAATCCTTGTTTCTGTCCTTCATTAGATGAATCAGAAGATGGTGCTTCTGTTCCACCAAAAGGAGCTTCCTTACTATACTTACTTAAAGGATTAAGTCTGCTCAGAACAGCTGATTTTGATCTTCCTGTATCTGCAGGGTTAGTTGCAGTTTCCCAGTGGAGGTGTGGACCAGATGATCTACCAGTGTTTCCAGTATATCCAAGAACAGTTCCTTTGTTTACTCTCTGTCCTGGTTTTACCCTCGCTGGTTGGTTCATGTGGGCATAGAAATTACCCAGTCCAGTTTTATTATCAATCCAACTTACATAGTTTCCATATCCACCATCATATCCAGTCGCTTCTACGACACCATCATTGATAGATTGAAGTTTTTCTCCAATACCAGTTGCAATGTCAACACCCATGTGCATACCAGGGGACAATGCAAACGATCTATTACCCATGCTGGATGTTACAACATGACCACCAGCACCATACTTACCACTACCAGTTGATTTCCCAACCGCTGGATACATACCAAAGTTAAGTCTATCTAAGACACCTCCACCGATAGCAGCAACCGCTCTCTTGTTTAAAATATATTCACCACCTTCAGCTTCAATTGGTACACCACCTTGAGCGTGAGTTGCACCATGCAACATTCCACCACGTTTCATCTGTGGTAGATTGTCTATATTATTACTTGCTTGTTTTGGTATAGGTTCTTTGTCGTTTTCTGTTTCTACTGGTTGAGCTCCAGTTGTACCAGTTGGAATAAATCCAGTTTCTACTGGAGCTGGTCCAACTTCTTTATCTGGAAATTCTTCCGTTTCTTTTGGACCCAATCCAAGGAATCCCAAGAAACCATCGGAAATTTTTTGAACAATACCTACAAATTGATTTGGTAACTGATCTAGTGTATTGACAACAGAAGCCATACCATCTAAAAATCCATTGAAGGCTTCTGGAATTCTTTCTGTAAAGAAACTAATAATTGGTTGTAAAGGTTCTAATAACGCATCAATATCCAACCACTCAAAAGTGAAAAACTTTTGTACTTCACCAGCAAGAGTTATAAGACCTTCAATTCCTGTTTGAATTGCTTCAACTGTAAAGTTGAATGCATCTCCAATCATTCCTCCGACTGTAGTTACAAAGTCAATTACACCTTGGAAGAAAGAAACAATCTTCTGAACTTTCTCTCTATTCTCTTCTTTGGAAATCCAATCTAGGATCTTGAGGCCAATAAACTTCATTGCGAAGTCCATTAAGAAAGAGAAGATACCTCCTGCTTTCTTCTTCATCCCTTTGACTATAGGATTACTACCAGTTTTCTTTTTAGTCTTTCCTCTTTCTTGTTTGTCTTCTTCTGCAGCAGCTGATGCTCTATCATCTTCTCTTGCATTTGCTAAAATCTGATCTTGTAATCTAGACAGAGCATTCTGTTCAATGATCAGAAGTTTCTCTAGATACATCTGGATCTTTTCCAGATGATTTACAACTCTTTCCTGACCAGTATCAGCACCAGCACCGACTCCTCCAGCAGGAGGTAAAGCAGCTACAGTCTGTGTTGGTCCACCTGATAATAATTTTTGAGATCTTGGTTTTGTTTCAGCGGTTGCAAAACCTTTAAATCTTGCCTTTCTTTCCTCTGGCGTCAGGTATTCTCCTGTCTTTGCATCTACACCAGAAACTCGTGCTTGATAAGCAGCAGAAGTTTTACCCGTCATTCCTTGGGCAAACTTCTTAAATCCTTGTTTCGCAGCACCTTTTGCTACGTTACCAGCTACCGCTCTTGCGCCACCCGCAGCCGCCCCACGTGCTCCTGCACCTAGTAGACCTTTTGCGAATGCGCCTGCGATTGCTGGAAATGCCATTAGTTAGTTTTGTTGACTTTTAATTCGTTCATTTTCTTCTTCGATAAACTCGATGAGCATCTGAACGTATACTTCTCTTTCCCAAGGCATCATGTTTTCTAATTGTTCTAAATCCCACTTGTGATGCTGTACCATTACAAAGTTTGTTCTGTAATAGTTTTCAAGAGATTCGTGAGCTAGAACTAATCGAAAAAACTTTGTAGACCCTCGATAACAACATCACTCTTTACACCAGTTTTGGGATTAGTAATCTCTACAGTATGTGATAGTTTTGGCATTGTTTCAAAGAATTTTTGAACCATTTGAAACTGAACACTATCCATACTATCCATGAATTCTAGAAGTTCTTTCTTGGAAAAACTCTTTGCTTCATAGACATCTTCACCTTCTACAATTTGATCAATGCAATCTGCAGATAGATCAAATACACTATCAAGACTGGAATCACCAGTGATGTTATTCTTGACGAAAGTTTCCATGCTTGGATACTTCATCGTGATAGCAACATCATCGTTTAGTTTGATGATATTATCATGACCTTCAGGTTTTTGAATCTGAATGTCTTCAATATCAATCGTCACTTCAGCAGTAGTCTCACCGTCATCAGGACAGATGAGATTCAATGTCACTTCTTCACCAACAGACTTTCCACGAATATTCAGGAAGAGGAATTCGATATCAAATACTGCCAGACTATCAACCTTTACACCTCTAGTCAGAATACAGTTTTTGAGGATCTGTTTGATCGCATCCTGCATCTGTTTTTCATCTTCCGACTCCATAGCAATCAGAAGAATTTTTTCTTCTTTAACTAGGAATGGACGGTAACGAATTTTTTTCCCTGTTGATGGGAGAACCAACTCATATGTTGGAGCATTTAGCTTTGGTAAAGGCATTACAACAAATAATATAATCTGAAAATATTTATAAGGTTTATCCGAATGCAGATCTGGTAGGAGTACTTGTTTGTAATGACTCGTACTCAAAAGATACAGAGAATTGTGTTAACTGTCCTGCATCGCCAGATAAAGTCATCGAGTCAATAGACTTTGGAAATGCATTCTTCATTCTTACAGCATGAACAGCAACGTTATCTACAAATAAACTATCTCTCTTTGTTTCACCATCAGGTATAATTCTTCTACCACCAATTCTATTACTTTTCGATCTATTTCTAGGAGATGATGCTCCCCTCTCAAATTTAGTTACAGTAATATCAGCAATATAATCATCCTTATATCTAGTTCTTAAAACACCATCGCCAACACCACGGAACTGAGAGTATGGATAGATGATGTTAGTCCACTTATCAAATAGTTTTCTGATATTAGAATTTGCATCCATCGTAAAGGTAACGCTGAATTCATTGAAGACAGCGCCATAGGCATATTTTAACTGGGGTGTATTAGTAATTCGATACTCACTATCCGACATGGTAACACCAGGCATTGTACACTCAGTCGTATACAATCTCATCAGTTGTTGAATTTCACTGAGATTTGCTGCATCAGAATCTGATGTTGCTCCAGAGAGTGCTTCAATAAATTCTAGATACAATCCAGTTCCATTTGGCACATCAAACTGAATGTCATACAAGTTGGCCATACTATAGCCGTACTTGCACACATATGACTTGAACTCATTGAAGTTGGTTAAAGTTTTTAAATTTGATACGCTCTCAATCATTGTTGTTTTGCTCCGTTCCAGACTGCTGTTCTACTTGTACCGCCGAAGTCCTCCACGGGTAGGAAGGCAGCAGTTCTGTAATCATCACTATTTATCAGGTATAAGGGAGTTTCCAACCCTTTGAGTAGATAGTTATGATATGCTCTCTTAGGAACACCTGCAAGAACACCGTTCTCTAAGTTTAATACTAGATTCAACCTAGGTCTCAATGCGAGATAATGTAGATTGATACCTCTAAAAGGATCTCCACCACCTGTGATATACACAAGAGGGAATCTATCATAGAAATTTAATCTTGCTGCATAAACTGCCTGATATTCAAACATGTATAACTGTCCTGGTACAGGATTCAGCGTCTCTTCCTGTTGTACTAGATCAGCATATAGATCACTTATCTTAAAAAGAGTTTTCACATTGTCTCGATACCAACCAAATGATCTTGGTTCGTCCCCCGCAGCGTCTTTGACTAGTGAGAATATACTCATACCTTAAGTTCGTCTTCGGTAATTATCATAAAGTTCCATTGTCTATCTTCGCAAAACTCAGTTGCAGCTTTCCATTTAGCCTGATTCTTTGCATACTCAGTGACTTCACTGATATATCTTTTAGTTTGTCTCTTTGGTTTTGCTGGGGGTTTGGTTTGTTTTTTGGGTTTAACTTCAATCAAATACTTTTTAATCTGACCACTCATGTCTTCTACTTTAATATAGAAGTCAACAAAGTATCTGTGAATCCTATTGTCAAGAGGCGATCTATATGGAATCACAACCTCTTCACTACCCCATTCAAGAATGCTGTCATTTAAATCACAGTATTTCATGAACTTCAGTTCCCATGAGGAACGATAAATGATGTTCTTATAGTCTCCTCTATATTTCCGAATGTTCCTCGGAATATATCTACCCTTCAAAGTGTTCATATATAGCTATAGGAAATAGCAGCATTGGAAATATTTATGTCTAGCAGATCATTCGCTGACGAATTACCAGAATACCTAAAAAGGTTTGCGGCAAACACTTCTCTGTCTGGGCAGACACTTGGCGCAGCAGGTAATTTGCAGTGGCCTCGCGGGGGTGGTTATGATTATATGCAGATGGATATTGTTAAGTTCACTAAGACTACAGAACTTCAATTTACAGCAACCTCTGCAACTCAGACTGGTGGTAAAACTGGTGAGACAGCTACTGAGAGCGAATCGGGAGTTACCGCTAGTCTCGGCGTTAATAACATAGAAGCAAGCACATTCCTGGGTAATATTCAGTCTCAGAAATCAAATGCTGAAAAACTTGCAACTGTTATTTTACCAGTACCAAACAACGTAAATTATCAAGACTCTCCAAACTACAAGGAAGGTAGTGGTATAGTTGGTAAACTTCTTCCTGCTATTGCAAAAGGTTTTACCAATAAAGATAATGCAGACTCAATCACCGAAAACCTAAGAGCACTTGCTGCTGGTGGTAAGATTGGTCTTGCAATGAGTATGCTTGATAAGATTGTTGGACAAGGTGGTTCCCAACAGATCACTCAAAATGGTTTTGGTAAAATTATGAATCCATATACCGAACAGGTATTCAATGGTGTTGGTATGAGACAATTCTCCTTTGACTGGAAACTGGTTCCTAGAAATTCTGCTGAAACAGCAGCGATTAAATCAATTATTAAAACTATCAGATCAAATGCCCTTCCAGATTACAACTCTAGGTTGGGACTAAGAGGTGATCAAGCTTCTAATGACTCTGGTAATCTTTCTGATCGTTGGTTGACTGTACCAAACATTTTTAGAATTGGTTGGAGAACAGGTGATACAAATCAACCTATCTCTTCATTACCTAGATTAAAACCATGTGTACTTACAAATGTAAGTGTTAACTATACACCAGATGCAATTTGGGCAACCTATGAAGGTGCAGATCCTGTTGCATATTCAATGACTCTGAACTTTACAGAGACCGAGATCATTACTTCTTCTGAAGTTAAAAACAATAATTACTAATTAAAAAAATGTTTTTCGACTCACAACCAGACTTTCTATACCCCGACTTTAAGAAGAAGGGTGACTATAAGATCTCGAAAAATATCTTTCGTAGAGTAAGAGCGAGAGATAGTTTCAATGCAGTCTTTAATTCTTCTGTTCCCTATACTATTACTCCAGGTGAGACACCAGATAGAGTTGCTCTAAAAGAATTCAATGACCCTTCATGGTATTGGACTATTCTTCTGTTGAATAATATTACTGATGTGAGATCAGAATGGCCTATGTCATCTGATGAACTGGATGATTATATTGATGCAAAGTATGGTGATAAAGTCAATGATATCAGACACTGGGAAACAGACAGAGTTATTGATGATGCTCTTGGGACTGTATTAGAACAGGGAGTGATTGTAGAATTCTATCAGGGAACTACAGCACAACAGGTTTCAGGTTATCTACCAGACTGGTCTTTTGAATATTATACAACTTCAACAACAAATAACGTTACCACACAAGTTGTGAATACTGTAACTGCATCACAAGGATTGACTGCAATTACTAATCGTGAATATGAATACAATCTAAATGAAAGTAAGAGAGAAATTATTTTACCTCGAAGAAGGTATCTAAGTTTACTTGCAGAAGAACTAGAAGAATTACTTGCTTACGATACTCAATACAAATTAAACAATCAGGGTCTGAGAATCTCAGAAAAACTTTTTAGATCTTCATAAAAAAAGAGGGGTGGTTAACCCCCTCATTAAAGCGATATTCCTATTCGTAGAGTGTCGCGCACGAAAGAGCGACAGAACTATTTATCACTCTTCAGCAAGACGAGCGAAGTAAGACATTGCATCTTCTTCACTTTCTTCTGCACTCATCTGAGGAACTACAGATGTAGGAGTGATGTCTGCATCGTTGAATCCACCAGAGGTGTTGAACTTAGGAGCGTCGAAGACTGCTTCATCTTCAGCAGTCTCGGGATCAATGCGAGGTGCTTTCTTGGAGTTCAACACAGTATTCATGCGTTTCTCAAGTTCTTCGTAGGTCTTGAACTTATCTGCAGCAGTCAGTTCTGCGAGAGAATACTGAGACTTGTAGATTGCTTCAAGTTGATCATCATCAAACTTACCGAGAGTTGAAGGAGAATCAAACTCGGACTTGTCATAGTTCCAGTAACCATCAAGTTTGCGAATCTTCAGTTTGAAGTTAGCACCCTTCCAGAAGTCAAAGGGATTGATGGGAGTCTCGTCTGCAAATGCAGGTTGCATTGCTTCAACAATCTTGTCATGGATCTTCTTACCATACTTGTAGAGGAAGACCTTACCTTCGTTCTCAGGATGCAGAGGATCCTGAACAACATAGATGTTAGAGTAGTAGGACAGTTTGCGTTTCTGTTTGCGAGCAGTTTCTTTGTCGCGATCAGAACCACTGTTCCAGAGTTGGCGGTTCATGTCACCAACAGGGTCAGACTTACCAATGGTAGTCAAAGAGTTTTCAATATACCATCCACCAGGACCTTGGAATGCATGACTAAAGATCTTTGCCCAAGGCAGATCTTCACCATCGGGCGCGGGCAGGAAGCGAATCACTGCATAACCGTTACCTGACTTATCCATTTCTGGTTTCCAAAGGTTGTCATCTCTGTTCGATGCACCGTCTCCAGATGAAACCTTTTCCAGTTCGCGAGTCAGTTTTTCAAAAGCGGAAGCAGAGTCGCGCTTGAGGGAAGAAAAAGACATGTGTGTTCTCCGTATTTGTTCGTATTTGGCTTGTGTGGTGTTGTCCACGAAATCATTATAACAGGTTGTAGGGTGGGAGTCAAGTGTCTCCCATATTAAGTGCTTGTTGAGCTTTGTTGAGGTCCGACTCCATAGCGGTGAAGACCTCATCTACATCACCATCGTATCCCAAGACTCTAGAGCATTGCTTCATGTGTTGGATGAATTCAAATGCATCATCTTCCTCAGAGTATTTTGCCCTGAAGTACATGATCTTTTGCAGTTCAACAATCCTAGTCATTTTGTCTAGGTAATCTTGCTTCTGTTCCATATTATACAACCCACCCACACTGAGACGCATCATACTTTGATATAGATCAAAGAGTTCTGCAGCTTCAGCACGGATGGGAACCTCATCAAAGAATGCCATCGAGTTTTTGTAATAGGATACGCTTATATTTAGTCTTGTCTATAGAAAGAAAAGGTTCGTATTTCACTACCTTCTTTCTTACCTCTGCCCATACAATAGGTTCCTTGATATTCTTGTCGAAGTCAGGAATATATTTGACCAGAGCATTCAATATTACCATGGATTCTAGAGTTACTCTATCACCAAGATACGCTTGCAATAGTATAGGATGATTACCAGATTTACAATCAAATAAATCTTCAAAATTACAGATGTCAATAAGATAATCTATATCATTCTCAAACATGAATGTCATAGATTGAATCTTTTTCTTCCAAGCATTATATGTGGAAGAGTTGTATACAGATAGATCACCAATCCATGTACTACTATTCTCTACAAAATGAGACACAAAGAACTGTAAGATAGTATCTTTGTCAAACTTAGTAGCAAGTTTCTTGAAAAAGTATCTGTCTTTTCTTTTTTCAAAGGACGACTCAGATGCCCTTGACTTCCCATTGAAAGTAAAGTAGTTGTAGTCGTCCTTTGTGAAATGTAATTTGATTGCTAGATAGGTTTTGTATACTTCAAACCCCGTCACAGCGGCAACTTAGCGCGAGTGGTTCGTTTGATACAATTCAATCTCTGTGCATCAGCACGGATCTTTTCTTTGAGCGGTTTAGAGATCAGTTTGTTGACAGTCTCTAATTCAATTTGGTTTTCTTCGCAGTAGCAAATGATAGCTTCGATGTAATTAAGTTCACCTTTGCAGTCACGAACAATCTCTTCGATCTCCAGAGAGAACTTAGAGGCAGTTAAGAACTTACCCTCTAGCAAGTTCTCTAGTTCGTCCTTTTGTCTACTCATTAAACTCTTTCCAGTTACGGATGTACTGCATAAGTAATCGAATATACTTTTGTTTGTCGTACTCTTCATAGACAGCGCACTCTCCATTTTCACATGACATAATGATAACAAGTTTTTTGACTGAAATACCAGTCAATTCATACAACATACAAGCATATCCAACAGCTTGTACGAAGTAATTCTCAATCCATTCTCTAGGTTTTGGTTCCTTTGAAGTCTTGAAGTCAACTATAGCGAGTTCACCATTGTACTCTGCAATGCAGTCAACAGTTCCTGCTACGCCAAGTCTCTTACTATATAGGGACTTTTCTAAAGCGTGGATTTTGTTTAGGTTGTTTAGTTTTGGTTTAGCAAACTTAAATAAGAATTCAGAGAGTGGTTGTTTCTCTGGGATTGGTTCATTCTTTAAGTAGTGTTCAACCAATGTGTGCATATCAGTCCCACGACTTGCAGCACGACTAGAAATTTTGTTTGCTTCCGCTTCACCGACTTTACGACGCCACTTTGCAATTGATTTTCTAGATTGAAAACTAGTAACTGTGGTGATGGAAACTAATTTAGTTACATCATCATCTGGTAATCGATAGTATCTCTTACCGTCGATCTCCTCGCGTTTAAGTTTAGCAGGGAGATCGAGTTCAACATGTTCAAACATCAAAATCCTGCTTCAATTTTTGCGACAAGATAACTTCGGACCAGACCAGAACGAACAATGTCTTGGATATTGAATTCAATACAACTGAACTCTTCCATGTTCTGAATGATACTCATGAAATTTAGAATACCATTACGTTCATTAGTCTTCTGAAGATCGGACTGTACAGCATCACCAGAGAAAATAATCTTGGTGTCTTGACCACACCTTGTAATTATACTATCAAGTTCGTGGAAATTCAAGTTCTGCATCTCATCAATGATAACAATAGAGTTATCGAGAGTAGTACCACGAATGAAACTAGTAGACCAGAAAGAAATAGTTTCCTGTTCTTTTAGTTTGTCATAGAGAATGTCAAAGTCTGAATCAGAAGGCATCTCGAACATGTATTGAACCATGTTCTTATATGGAATCTGATACAATGCAGCTTTGTCATCATGGTCACCAGGAAGGAAACCAATCTCTCTGGTTGCTACAAGAGATCTGACGATATAGATCTTCTCGTAGGGAGTATTCTCATCCAGAACAGACTTCAGTGCAAGATACAAGGCGACAAATGTTTTACCTGTACCTGCAGCACCATAGAGACAAAGGTTTTTGTCCTTAGTCCACTCCTCAAACACCTTGTCTTGTGTTGGAGTTAGTGGTGAGATATCAAGAAGTTGATCACTATTGATCGGTTTCTTACGACGCATCACCTTTGCGCTAGTATCAGCGAGAGATTTCTTCTTTCTTGGCATAGTTTTGTTTAAACTTCAAATGTGGCGCCTGGGTGGTGGTTCTTGATATTCGTCAAGACATCTTTGAATCCACCGTCAACTTTGTTTTTCCATTCACCAACTTCGGCGACGCCTGCACACCCTGCAGACCAATCTTTATCCCAGTCTGGATTATCATCCTTCCAGGTGCAGTAATCTTTCATAGTCATGTGGAGAGTTTGTTTCTCTCCAGTCACTTTATTGACAACAGGGTATGTGGGCATAATCTTAAATGGTGTAGTTTTATTTAGTGCAGTGGTCTAGTGAAAGTTTCAGAGACCGAATCTTTGGCACCCATGACTTGATACAGATACTTTGCAGCGGATTCTGGTTTAGTGTGATCCCCGCAAGTAAATACATCACAGACAGCCATACCTTTTTCAGGCCATGTATGTATGCTGATATGTGATTCAGCAAGTAAAGCAACTGCAGTGACTCCTTGTGGATCAAACTTGTGTGATGACAAGTCTAGAAGTGTACTCTCTGCAAGTATCGCAGCAGCAACTAAGGATTCACGAATGTGTGCTTCATCATCTAGGAGTATATGTGGACATTCTTTTAAAGTAAATAAAATATGTCTCATGACTCAGACCCAATCCGGCTTTCTGGATGGGTCACGAAGATAATTAGATGCAACCCAAGGTTTGCTGCTAATGTACATTTT